ATGCGGTTACAAACACAGGAAAACAAGACAGCACAAATCGTGCTCGACTTGCTCGATACGCGGAACATGACACAGTCCGCGCTCGCCGACGAGATCGGGCTGACTCGGCAAGCACTGTCCAGCAAGATCAACGGCACTCGCAGCTTCACCAAGAAGGACTATGTGGCGCTCGCTGACTTCTTCGACACGTCCGTGGACTATCTCATGGGTCGCACCCTCGACCCGTGGCCGGTGGACGCTCCCCAAGCCGAGGGGGTGGCGTCATGAAGGTGAAAGACCTGTACTGGGCGGCCAGGAACTCGACCTTTTTCATAAACCTGGAGAGCGAGGGCCGGCCGCTGCTGTGCGAGCCGAGACTATCCGACGAGGGTGGCGTGCGCATCCGTCTGTGGCTGCGCGACCCCGCGGGAACGGGGACTGGCGGCGCGATCGCCCTGCTGTCCCGCGACGAGGCGGCGGTCTTGGCGAATGCGATCGACACTCGGCGCAACTGGGTCGGCGAGAAGGCCGACGACGCCTTGCCGCGCATCGGTGTGAGCGCCACCGTGGACTCGACCATGATCCGGTTCATGGAATGCAGGGGAGAGGGGCATATCGCCCTGACCGTCACGGAAGCCGGACGTCTGGCGTCATGGCTGCACGACATGGCCGACGGCCGTTGGCGCGACCACAACGGATATGTGCCGGAGGTAGTGAAATGAGTAACGCCTATGAGCGTCGTGGCGCACAGCTCAACATGGAAAGCCTTTACATACGCCACGACGTCATCAGCGAGCGCAAACTGGCAAGGCTCAACCCCGACCGTCCAGTTTCTTTTCGAGCCGATCAAGCCGTAAGTCGATTTGGAACAACGCTTGGGCGATGTCCGCTAGACCCTCGGTCATCCGTGACTCATAGGCATTTCTAGCGCTTGCCTGAGCCTGCTTGAACTTCGTTTCCGCTGAGCTCGCCCAGCTTGCAGCTCCACCCATTTGAATACTTCCTTTCCCCGCATGCAGCGGATTGTTTGTGTTGCAGCTTCAAGCCTACGCGGCACGGGGAAAGGACCTTATCTTCCGAAAGGAACCCTCATGATCTGGTTCGTCATCTCCATCATCCTGCTGCTCTTCAGCGCCGCCGTCACCGGCGTCGCGCTGTCCAACAACGTCAAGGGGGCCGGCATCGGCCTCATTCCGGGCCTCGTCGGATTGCTGCTGCTCATTCCCGCATGCCTGTATTCCGTGGACGTGGGCGAGGTCGCGGTCATCCGCAACATGGGCGGCAGTCTGGCCGGCCATTCCGAAGACGCGGGCTTCCATTGGAAGACGCCGTGGCAGAGCGTCATCAAATACGACACCCGTAACAACCTCATCAACTTCTACAAGGACACCGATTACAAGTACGACGGCGGCAGCGCGGTCGGCAAGCAGGTCACCGTCAACGACAAGAGCGGTGCTTCGGCCGACATCGACATCCAAGTCAACTACAGCCTTGATCCGAGCGCGGCCGAATACCTGTACTCGGAGTATGGCAAGCAGCAGACGTTCACGCAGAACTACATCAGCAACGATCTGCGTTCAGTGGCGCGCGAACAGTCCGGCCGGTTCGACACCCTGACGATGCTCACCAACCGAGGCGAGTACACGAAGGCCGTGCAGGATGCGCTGGCGGCGAAGTGGAGGAAGATCGGCCTGACCGTCGAACAGGTCAGCGTGCAGGACGTGCGCTACGGCGAGGCCATCACCAAGAAGTACACGGAGGCGCAGGCCGCCGAGATCGACAAGCAGAAGGCGCTCAACGAGCAGCAGGTCGCCAAGACCGAGGCCGAGACGAAGAAGATCAAGGCGCAGGGCGAGGCCGACGCCAACGCCGTGCTCAACGAGAGCCTGACCGACAACGTGCTCAAACAGCACTACATCGACGCATTGTCCAACGCGGATCAGCTCGTCGTCGTCCCCGACGGTGCGGACACGCTCGTCCAGACCAAATAAGGCGGCGGTCATGTTCAAGCGCTATCCGTACACCATCGCCCTGTTGACCGTCATATCGTTCGTCGTCTGCATTGTGTGGCTGTTCACCCATGAGGCGTGCATGCACCCGCTCGGCAACGGTCTGGCCGCGTGGTGGGCGTTCATCGTCGTGCCCATCCTGCTCGTCACCATCGTCGAGGAAGCAGGAGGAGAGGAATGAACTTCGATGCACTCGTCTGGCAGCAGTGGGTGATCCTCGGATACGCGCTGCTCGAACACTTCATACTCATCGGCACGCTGCGCGAAACGAAGGCCAAGCCGGGAGCGCTTGTGTACCAGTCGCTCAGGCTCGTCATTCTCTGCGCGCTCGTGCTGACCATTTAAGGCTTGCCCGCCGCCATTGCGACCTTCCTTCCGATGCGGCGGGCGGCGACAAGGAACAAGTCGTTAACACCACCTCTCTCAATGATCGCGCCGCCGGTTCTCTCCACCGGCGGCGCGCCAAGGGCGGGCAGGTTCGCCCCCGGTCGAGATTCGCGTCAGGCGGGCGCGGGCAAAGACCGGGAAGCCGTTCGATTCGGCCACCGTCCACTGCGATCGCGTCAACGTCGCCCCCTCGCACGCCACTGACAGGACACGCGGAATGCCCGTGCGAGCGGGGAGCGATGGACACGGCAGGCTTCGACTCCTGAGGCCGCACCACCGAGTCCAGCGCGACCGCAACCCGCAGACTCAACAGCGACCCGCAATGGGATCGCACGCTGATCTTCCCCCGCTTCGGCGACGTGGTCGTTGACCGCGACCGCCGGCAGGTGTCCGTGCGCTGCATGTGGAAGATCAAGGCCGACTACCAGATGAAAGGAACCAAGAAATGACCGAAGAAAAGACCGATATCTCGCTTGAGGAACGCTTGGCGAAGAGACTCGCCGTCCGTCTGCCCAACTACGACGATGGCCGCGCCGACACCGCCGTCGTGAGGGTTGCGCTCGAATGCGCGCTCAAGGACGCCGGCGTGCGCCTGTGCGAGCCGGTCAAGGCGAGCGTGTATGTCGCCCCCGATACTGGCGGGCTGCCCAAGTTCCTCGAAGAGGCGTTCAAGAACGCTCAGTCGATAGGCCGCGTCATCGCCGAGGAAGACGAGGAAGACGAGGAAGACGACGAGACCCTGGCCGAGCTGGAGCACATGCGCGACGTGGCCGACATGGCCTATATGGCGCTCTCCGACCTCGCCCTGCACTGCCACGACCGCCGCGAAGACGTGGCATGGGGCATCGCGAGCGGCGCGGCCGAGGACGCGCACGTCCTCGCCACGTTCGTCGGCGACTGGATCGAGGACATGGAGGACGAGGACTAGTGGCCGGCGAAACCATTCTCACGATCGTCGGCAACCTCACCGCCGACCCCGAGCTGCGCACCCTGTCCAACGGCAATCCGGTCGCGTCGTTCACGATCGCCAGCACGCCCCGCACCTACAACCGGCAGACGCAGCAGTACGAGGACGGCGCGGCGTTGTTCCTGCGCTGCTCGGCGTGGAACGACCTCGCCCGGCACATCAGCCAATCATGCTCGAAGGGCATGCGCGTGATCGCCCAGGGCCGCCTCTCGCAACGCTCGTATCAGGCGCAGGACGGCACCAACCGCACCGTGGTCGAAATGACCGTGGACGAGATCGGCCCCAGCCTGCGGTACGCGACCGCGCAGGTCACGAAACAGGGCGGCCACAACGGCTATCAGGGCGGCGGCACCTACGGCAACCCGAACGGCCAGCCCCCGCAGCCCCCGCAGCAGACGACACCGCCGCCGGCGTCCGACCCGTGGGCCAACGGCGGCAGCGGCTACACAACGGACACGTCCACCACCGACACCGGCGACCCGGAATTCTAGAAAGGACACCCTCATGGCAAAGAAAAATGACTCTGGACTTGTCCAGGACGCGCTCATACCCGACGAAATGAGCCCGCTGAGCCTGCTGGACTTCAACAGCTCGTGCGCGAAGATCAAGCAGGCGGCCGTGGACTTCCGCCGCGCGGTCAACCACAAGATGCAGCTCGAAACCAAAGACGCCTACCTCGACAAGTTCCACCAGATCGACCCGTACACCGAGGCCGTGTACGACACGGACGCGCTCGCGCAGCACATCATCGACTGCGCCGAGGTCATCAACCGGCTGCTCACCTATCCGAAGGACGCACGCCGCGCGGTCCTGTACGACAACCTCCACGACAGCCTCGCCACGTTCGAGGAAAGCGCGCCCGACTATCCCGATCCCGACGACGATGCTGACGAGACCGACAGAGGAGAGGCCGTCGATCCGACCACCGGCGAGATCAAGTAACCACACATTGAGAGAGGCTTATATGCAGCAGGCAAACAAAAAAGCCACCCGCAACGGGGTGGCTCAGGAAAAGATGTGGTCGATATCAGCGCTCCGACGTCTCATCGGTTGGCACGACGTCTATGGTTTCTGCGTCCACATACGCCATAAAGCCGTCCGGCACTCCGTCATTGTCGTTGACGCACACAAATTCATCGTCCTCACGATCTGCCGTCAGTTCGACGAACTTGCGCAGCTCACCGAACGTAAGCTGCTTGAAATCAATCGTCACACACATGCAGCGCTGGGTCTTCTTGTCGTTGCTCATAAGTCGATTATCGCATGTCGTGAAGGCGGCGCGCCATGTCTGTGAACTTCGACAGCACCTTCGGTTTCGATCCTGCGGTGCAGGACAGCAGCATGGCCGCGCGCGGACTGTACGCGACGATGGTGACGTGGTGCGACCACCAGATATACACGCGGCCGGACTCGTTCGACGGCACCTTCGACCTCAAGCGCGTCAGAAGCGTGGGCGGCACCGTCAGACTCGTGCGCGAACTCGTTGAAAACGGGCTCTTCGAGGAGGCCGGCGAAGGCGTGTACAGGGTCGTGACCCGTCGCGGCCTCGCCGTGTTCGGCAGCTTCAAGAACCAGAAGAAACCGCTTACGCCCGAAGAAGCCGCCGAACTGCACGAGAAGAAGGTCGTCGCCGGCCACGCCGGAGGCAAGGCGTCGGGCGAGTCCCGCAGGGCGAAAGCCGAAGCAAACAGGAAGCAAAACGAAGCAGACGCGAAGCAGACTGCTTCAACTTCAACAAAGCAAACAGGAAGCACTACCGTACCTAACCAAACCAAAACCATGCCTTCTTCCTCCCCTGACCCCTCCGGGCCGGGATCGAAGCAAACCGCGTCGGTCGCCGAGGCCGAGGCCAGGGCGTTGGCCGACCCGTTCGCCACGGCGTGGAACGCCTACCCACGCCACACCGGCTCGCGACGGGAAGCCGAGAAAGCGTGGGCCGCAGCCGTGGCCGGGCACGACGGCACGTCCGCCGTGACGGAAGCGCAGCTCATCGGAGCCGTCATCGCCTACGCCAAAACCGTGGACGACCCCAGATACGCGCCCAACATGAGCCGATGGCTGCGCCAAGGCGCATACATGGACACCATGCCCAGCCAGCCGAAACCATACCGGCACGCACTGCCCGACGGCACCGTCATCGACGACCGGTGGATCACCGGCCACATCCGGGACCACGTGCCCGTAGGCACCTTCACCGACGCGATGAGAGCCGACTTCTGGGCCAGCGTCAAAACCGGCATCGACCCGGAACAAAAAGCCAAGGAAATCATCAACGAATGCCAACGAAAGGCCAGCCGATGAGCAGCAAGCCAACAGCCGAGACCCGCAGAACCGTACAGAGGCGAGACCGATACCGATGCGCCATGTGCGACCGGGAAACCGGCAGCCACTGGAGCGGCGACAGCATCCACCACAGGGAACCGCGAAGCCACCCCTTCGACCGGCTCCACCAACCCGAAAACCTGCTCCAACTCTGCGGCAGCGGCACCACAGGATGCCACGGATGGGTACACGCCCACCCCGCACGCGCCTACCGGCTCGGCTACCTCGTCCACACGGGCAAAGACCCCGCCACCATCCCCGTCTACTACCGCACAGGCGGCTGGCAGCAGCTCAACAAGGACGGCACCCGCCATCCCTGCCCGCCACCCGAAGACCTCCCCACCCACATCGACATCAAGAAAGGCGACCAATGAACACCCAACACGACATCACCGTCAGCGGCAAACCCCTCAACCCGCCAAAACCGCCAGCCAAACCCCACATGCTCCTATGGATCGACACCGAAACCACCGGCCTCGACCCCAATCAGTGCGAACTCCTGGAAGTCGGCATGCAGGTCACCGACCTGAAAGCCGAAACCCGAGGCGACAGCCTGCACCTGATCGTCCACCCCGACAACGTGCGCAACTGGGCCAACCACCCCGAAATGCTCAAAGCCTACGAAATGCACCTCGCCAACGGGCTCATGCTCGCCTGCGCCGAAGCACCCAAGACCGGCTACGACTACAAGCACACCGCGCTCAACATCCACGAATTCCTCAACGACCAACTCAGCCAATACACACTCCACCCCGCAGGAACCAACGTGGACTTCGACCTGCGCCAGCTCGACGTGCACCTCAGCCGCCACCTCGAGCACCCCATCACCCAAGGACTCCACCACCGAAAACTCGACCTCACCAGCTTCCGCCTCGCCGACCAAGCCATCGGCGGCAACCCCTACCAAAACCACGCAGGCACCCACCGAGTCCAGGACTGCATCCGTCGGGACATCAACGACTACACCGCCTACCTCGACATCATCCGAACCGGCACCCAAGGAGACAGGCAATGAGCTGGATCAACGACCCCGTCAACAGCCCGAAGCATTACACCGACTCACACCCCGGCATGGAATGCATCGACCTGACCGCCGACACCACCTTCTGCCTTGGGAACTGCTGCAAGTACCTGTGGCGCTACCACAGCAAGGGCCGGCCCTTGGAAGACCTCGAAAAAGCCCGATGGTACCTATGCCGAGTCATCGACTACGGCGAAAAGATCGCGTGGACGCGCCAACAGTACGACATACTCACGGCACTCGTCGCCCACACCGTCGGCGTCGAAGCCAGAACATGGGCAAAACTCAAGCAAGGCTACCCCGACTCCGCCCTCGCCCTCATCGACGAACTCATCAAACGGGAAAGAGACAAGCAATGAACACACGCATCTACTGCATCACACGAGACCGCAACGACTACACCGCCTACCTCGACCGCATGCTCAGCACCAACCAACCAAAGGAAACCCGATGATCCACCCCGAACTCAACATGGACACGCAGCCACCCGAACCCAAAAAGACATTCGCCGAAAAACTCTGCACCGCCATCGCCATCATCATCTCCATAGCGCTCGCCGCGCTCGTCGTCACGCTGGTCATCGCCTGCATCGCGCTCATCTGGAGCCTCATGCTCGAACAACACCTCATCTAAGGACCGCAATGAGCCAGAAAAGCTACTGCGACATCTGCCCCGACCACCTCATCGAACACGAAAGGAACCAACAATGAGCACACGCCTCTACTACGACCAATACGGCATTCCGACCGACATCAGCGAACTGGAGGCGTGGAGTGAGTAGTCAGTATTGCAAGCCCTCTGGCAGTGATCCGGTATGGCGTTGCCCGGTCTGCGGTCAATGGTGGCAACTCGACCTACCGGACGGCGACTTCTGGGAGCCGATAAGCACGCTCAAAGCGTTCCTGCAGTTCCACCCGAAATGGAAAGCCGAACGCAAACACCGAAAGGCCCGCATATGAGCATCGACATCACCCAACAGGCATTGAACGCGCTCGCCGACGCCGGCCTCGGCAACGACAGCCCGGCCGAGGCCTACGTGATCGGATATACCCAAGGCCATGACGATGCGCTCGCGCTCGCCATCCAGCTCGAGCGGTCCATAAACCGTAGGCCGTTCATGCCGGACGAGGCGGAACGGCTCGCCATGCGCCTGCACGAGCAGGTCGGCGACTGCCCGATTGCCCACGAGAGCGGCAAGGCCATGGACGACAGCGAGCGCGAATGGTGGGTCAATCTGGCAGCGAGCGCATGGACGCTCATTGACGGGACGGAGGAAACGGAATGAGGAACGGTAGACCATGGGCTGTGAGGATCATGCCGGCCTTCGTGTGTGTGTTTGCAGCGTTCGTGGTCGGTTACGGGCTTGGCGAACAGGCCCGGCTCGGCGAACAGGATGTGCAGACCGTCACGCAGGAGGTGCGGCAGACCGGCGACGTCAAACGCCTGTGCATGACCGTCAAGACCGGCGAGCGCATCGACGCCATGAGCTGCGAGCTCATCGACCCGCTGAGCGGAGGCGTCAAATGAGACCACGACTCACTTACGCGCAGAAGAGTGTGCTGCTCCAGCTCGTCAACCACGGCGACATGCAGCCCGCCGACGGCAACCACAAACGCACCTTCCAATCCCTGGAGGAACGCGGATACACGCAAGACGTCGGATACGGACGCTATGCCATCACCGAGGCCGGCCGTCGCGCGCTGCAAAAGGACTTGTCATGAAACGCCTGAGCATCGTCTTCACCTGCGACAGCGAACCAATCGGCCTCTACGAGATCGAACGCAGGCTCAGGACGGCGGGCTTCACAAGGCCGCAGGCCGGTTCGATCATGGACGCCGAACAGTCCGACGAACTCGCCGAAGCCTACGAACAAGGCAAACAGGCCGTATTCGACGCCATGAACCACTTCGACGAACTCGCCATCGTGGAACGCGCCAACCCCTACCGAAAGGACGGCCGATAACCCATGGACTGGCGACATCAGGCCGCATGCCGCGACCACGACCCCGAACTCTGGTTCAGCGGCAAACCATACGAACAGGCGGCCGCGCTCGCCATATGCCGGTCATGCCCGGTCATCGGCGAGTGCCGCCGGTTCGCCGACGAGCACAACCGGATCAACGGCTACCAGTTGCAGGGCATCTGGGGCGGCCGCCGATACGGGGTCAAATGACGACCCAAGAAAGGAAATCTTATGAACAACATCGACGCCAAAATCACCGCCTGGCAGCTAGGCCCCGTCACCATCATGCGAGGCACCGCCACGCCCGGCCGTGACGTGACGCACCCGGAATGCTTCGGCCGGTTCACCGTCGTCGCCCTCTCCTACGGCGGCGCGATCCGCAAGTGCATGCGCCGCGTCGCCCAAATGTGCGCCAAGCACTCCGCATGCGAACAGCTCGACCGGCAGGAGGCACGGGCGTGAGAGTCACCGAAGGCGTCAGGAAGATCATCGTGGAATGGCACGGCAAGGGCGTGCCGCCGGAAGAGACCGCGCGATCCCTGCGCATCCCCATCGACGAGGTGAAGGCCATCATCCTGCAAGCCCACCCGGCACCCGCGCCGG